CGACGCCGCCAAGCTGTTCAAGGTCGGCGCGCTGTGGTTGCCATCAGCCGCCTACAACTTCATCGGCCCGCGCGTCGTGAAGCGCATGATCGAAGCCGAGAAGCGCCGCAACGCTCCGAAGCCCGAGGGCCCGCCGCCCGAGCCCACGCTGGGCCAAGGCTTCGAAGACGTGCCGCAGGGCGCCGCGCCGGCGCGTGCCAACCCGTTGGGCGACCTGACGCCGGACTGGGAGACCACGCCCGGCGCGGCGCCTGCTGCCGCTGTCGAAGCCCTGCCTGCTGAGGGTCTGACCCCGGCCGTCGGCGAAGCGCCGCCCACCACCGGGCCGCGCGCCGCGCTGACCGAGCGCGCCGGGCAGCAGATCCCCGCCGTGCCCGGCCGGCCGGACCTGCCCGACACGCTGGTGGCCGGCGGCCCGGCCGAAGTGGCGGCCACCGACGCCTCCAACGCGGCCATGGGCACGCCTGGCGCGATCGAAGCGCGCCGCCAGCAGGGCATGGCCCGCGTCGAGCAGGCCGCGGCGGCCGAGCGCGCCGAGCCGGTGCCGGTCGGCGAGGCCACCGAGATCCGCCCGCAGGAGGTCAAGCCCGCGCCGGAGATGCCCGACGAGAAGATTCCGGTCGGCGAGGCCACCGAGATCAAGCCGGAAGTCGTGAAGCCCGCGCCGGAGATCCCCGACCACCCCGAGGTGGCGAAGGTCAAGGACGCCATCCTGAAGAAGCGCGACGCGGAGGCCAAGAAGCGCTCCGCGGCTGACGAGCTCCGCAAAGCCGCCGAAGCCGAGCCCGATCCTGAAGTGAAGGCGGCGCTGCTCGAGCGCGCTGAGAAGATCGCTCCCAAGGAGAAGGCAAATGCCCCTGATAAAGTCGGCAAGCAAGAAGGCGGTCAGCGAGAACGTGCGCCGGGAGATGAAGGCCGGAAAGCCGCAGAAGCAGGCGGTGGCGATAGCCCTGAGCGTGCAGCGCCGGGCAAAGGCGAAGAAGCGCTAGACCTGGCGCTGCCGAACCTCGACGAAGCGTTCCTCGACAACCAGCTGCGCGCCAAGGCGAAAGCTGCACCCCCGCCGCCTCCGACGGCGCGCGGTCGCCGGCAATCGCGGCGTGCGATCGAGGACGGCATCGCCGATGGTTCGCTCGACAAGGAGGGCGGCGCGCTGGCGCTGTGGGCCCTCGACAAGAACCCGAACCTGGCACGCGGCCTGCGCGTGGAGGTGGAAACGCCCGCCAACGCCCAGGCCAAGGGCAGATACAACTCGGCCAGCGAGATCGTCAAGCTGTTCAAGGGGCAGACCAACCCCCAGACCGCGATCCACGAGATCTTCCACCACGCCGAGCGCCTGATGCCGGAAGCTGTCCAGCAGGGCATCCGTCGGGCGTGGGAGCGCGCGACGAAGACGCGGATGGCCGACGCCACCCCCGAGCGCCGCGCGGCCATGGAAGCGATGGAGAAGGCCTCCGGTGGTGACGCCGAAGCGCTGTCGACCGTGAAGAAGGCCTTCGACGACGGTGTGCTGACGAAGGACGACTACCAGTTCGTGAACCCCACCGAGTTCTGGGCGGTCAACGGCGCGCGCATCATGCACGAGCGCTTCACCGGTCGGGGCAGCTGGCGCGCGCAGGCCAAGCAGTGGATGAAGGAGATGATCGAGAAGGTCAAGGGCATCGCGGGCGTGGAATCCGACGCCCCGATCCTCAAGGCGCTCGACGAGGTCTTGGACCCCAAGACCGTAACCGGCGAACGCAAGTCCGGGACGATGATCAAGTCATTCGTTGGACCAGTACCGAAGTAAAATTAAAGCGCGCTAAGGTAGCGCCAAACAATACTCCACTGAGGCCAGCAATGACGAATCAAACGGGGAATGACATGGCGCACATCCGCGACGGCGACCCTCCGATCAAGGTCAACCGCGAGATCCCTCTGTGGGGTTTGATCTGCGTGATCGCGGTGATCGCAGGGCAGGCAGTGACCTTGTGGTTTGGCCAGCAGCGGCAGGCCGAGGTGCTCAACGAGATGAGCGCGCAGGTGCGGCAGATGTCTCTCGACTTGGGCGCACGCAACCTCAAGGACGTGGAACACGATCTGCGACTCGCAGACCACGAACGCCGTCTGCTGGCCAGTGAAGCGAGGCTTGCGAAAACGAGCGGCCAATGAGCGGCCCCGACTACATCGCTGCGGCCGGGGCGTTGTTCAACGCCTTCACCTTCGATCGCCTGATCCCGTTCCTCAGCCTGATCCTCATGTCGGGCCTGTTCATCTGGGTGCTGTTCCAAGCCCAGAAGGGGCCGGAGTTCGACGCCAGTGAGTTCCTGCGCGACGACCGCAACAAACTCAGCTGGGGGCGCCTCGCCGCCTTCATCTGCTGCATGTGCCACACGTGGGTGGTCTTCAGCCGCACACTCAACGACAAGATCACCTTCGAAGAACTCTGCCTGTACGCCGTCACCTGGTCAGGGTCGATGGTGCTGCTGCAGGCCATCGACGCGTGGAAGGGCGGCCGGCAGCAGTGGCCTCAACCCCCTGCTGCCTCCGAGGAGCCCCCGAAGTGATCACCTTGCAGCAACTCGTCGACTGCGGCATCGACCGCGACGTGGCCGGACAGTTCGAACTGCCGCTTGACGCTGCGATGACGGCGTTCACCATCAACACGCCCAAGCGCGCCGCAGCGTTCCTTGCGCAAGCCGCGCACGAGAGCATCGGTTTCACGCGGTTGCAGGAGAACCTGTCCTACAGCACACCTGAGCGGCTGATGGAGGTCTTCAAGGGGCGGTTCACCGGACTGGCCGACGCGGCGCAGTATCTGCGGCAGCCGGAGAAGCTGGCCAATCGCGTGTACGCCAACCGGTTGGGTAACGGCGACACCGCCAGCGGGGACGGGTGGAAGTACCGTGGCCGCGGGCTGTTCCAACTCACCGGCCGGGCCAACTACATGGCCGCCGGCGACGGGCTGGGCACGGACTACAAGGCCAACCCCGACCTGGTGGCCGAGCCGCCCGACGCGGCGTTCACGGCTGCCTGGTACTGGGCCGTGGGCAATCTCAACGCGATGGCCGACGTCGGTCAGATCGACGTGATCACGCGGCGCATCAACGGCCCGGCCATGCTCGGCGCCGACGAGCGCCGGGCGCTGTACCAGCGTTTCCTGCAGGTGCTGGCGTGATCCCCGCTGCGCTGCTCAAGTTCATCCCTGGCGGCCCGCAGCTGGCCATGAGCGGGCTGTTGATCCTCGGGCTGGGCATCGCAGGCACCGGCATCTGGTTCAAGGCGCGCAGCGTCTACCTCAAGCAAGGCCGGGCCGAAGTGCAGGTCGTGCTGGACCGCGCGATCTCCGAGCACAACGCTGCCGCCATGGCCGCTTCGGACGCCTACCGGCGGCTCGAGCAGGCGCTCAACACCCGGATCCAGGAGGCCCAAGATGCTCTGCTCAAGGAACGTGCTGCGTCGACTCAAGTGGTCGCTGCTCTCAACCGTGCTCGCACTGAGCGCAACGGCCTGCGCGACCAGATCAGTGCCTACGCTGCCGGCAGTGGTCGAGCCGGTGAAGATTCCGTCGCCGCCTGCCGGGATCGAGCCCAAGCCCTCGGGTCACTACTTGACGAGGCACTGCGCGTTGGTGAAGAAAGTGCAGGAGACGGTGAGCAGTGCGAGGCCGGCGTCAGGGCCTTGCTGAAGGCTTGGCCTTCCGCCGCGTCGGCGCCGTAGCGTACAACCCCTCGTCGTGCAGGTAGGCGTTGAGTGCCCGCGCGATGCGGCCGGCGGGGTATGCCACCTCTTCTTCATCGAACTCGGCGTGGTGCGCCCACGGCGTGCGCTTGCACCGCTTCGCGTAGCAGAACGCGGCGTGCACAGACTCGTGGGTCACGATCTCCATGTTGAGGTGCCCATGCACGAGACCCATGATCGCGAAGTACCGAGGGTCAACCCACAGCGTGCTGCGATCCGGCTTACCCGGGGTGATCGTGATGATCTCGTGCGACAGTGCGTTGACCGCGCCGAGCGTACGTCGACCGAGATGAGGTTTGCCCAAGACTTCGGTCCAGAAGTGGACGAGATCGCGCTGCTTCTCAAACACCACGACCTTCAACGCCAAGCGCCCGCTGATCGTTATGTCGGCGGCGCTCTTGATGCCTCGCGCCTTCGGGTGCGTCGAGATCGTCTTCGGCAACCCCGGTCGCAGGCACCGGACCTTCATCGCCCAGCCGCCGCCAACCACAGGTCGTCGTGCTCGGCGCCAGGCCACCCTTCATTGAAGGGCCCGCCGTTGGTGAAGTGAGCGATGTTCAGTGGCTGCGGCCGCGGCTGCTCGTTCACCAGCCAGTTCCACCCGCGCCACAGTTCGCCGATCTCGTCGTCGGCCAGCCAGTAGAACTCGTGGAGCTCGTCGCGCGTGCGGTGGTTGACGTCCCACAGCGACAGCCGCCGGTTGGCCGGGTGGTCGCAGTTGAACAGCATCACGCTCGACCAGTTCTTGCGCGCGTACGACCGCTGGACCTGCCCCAGCATCTTCACCTCGCGCGTCGGCGCGTGCTGATGCTTCACCACGCTGACTGCACGCGCCGCGGTGATCTCCTGCAGCATCTGCCGCGGGTCGGTCAGGAACACCATGTCGCAGTCGAGGAACAGCGCGAAGCCACCTTGGCACAGGATCGGCGTCAGGAACCGCGAGATGTTGAACCGCGTGCTGTAGTGCATGTTGCTGACGAGGTCGTACTCGCGCAGCGTGCGGGTGTCGCGCGGCCGGGTCAGCAGGCCGCTGGCGTACAGGCGACTGAGGCACAGGAACTCCGGCTCGATCTCGCCGAAGGTGACCTCGCGCAGCGTCTTCGCGCAAACCTGCGCGGCCTCGTGCTCGCGCTCGTCGTATCCGATGTAGACCTTCATGCCGGCACCATGATGAAGTCGCCGCTGATTTCCTCGGCCACCTTGTAGCCGAGGGTCTTGAGGAAGTCCACCGCGCCGAGCAGCGGCAGACCGAAGCGGTTGGCCATGTCGCGCTTCTGCTCGACGATGACCACTGGTTTCCACTTCGTGATCGTCTCGACGCCACCGCGCAGCACGTTCTCTTCGAAGCCCTCGCAGTCCAACTTCATGAAGTCGACGTGGATCAGGTCGAGGCTGTCGAGGGTCTCCATGGGGATGTCGCCCTCGCCGCGGACCTGCGTGTTGCCACTGCTGCCCTTCTCGGACCACATCGCCACCGAACCTTGCTTGGCGCCCAGCGCAATGCCGTGGAGGTGCACGTGCTGTCCCACACCGGCGAGGTTCTTTTCGAAGCACTCGCGGTGCGCGAGCACCGGTTCGAACGCGAACACGGCACCGAACTCGTGTGCCAGGTTGTAGGACCACAGGCCGACGTGGCCGCCGACGTCGACCGCGACGCGGTGCTTCTTGCAGTGCTTCAGCGCTGCGAGTTGCTTCTTGCCCTGGTAGGCCTGGCGACCGTTCAGGATCAACTTGTTCTTGGCGTGAGCCATCCACGGGCCCAGGTGTGCTTCGTGGTCCGGCATCCACCAGCCGCTGACTTGCTTCATTTCAGGATTTCCTTCAGGTTGGCCAGCACTTCCGCTGGCAGGATCTTCGCCATCGACTCACGGCAGCCGCGGCAGTTCGTGCGCATGCCGCAGGGCTTGCCGGCGTGCCGGATGTTGCGGTGCATGGCGTAGCCTGTGATGTCGGGGCTGATGAACTCAGACCACAGGATGACCGCTGGCGTGCCCACGGCGGCCGCGCCGTGCATCAGGCCGCCTTCGGTGCCGATGAACGCTCGAGCCACCGACAGCACGGCCAGTGCGTGCCGGAACGTGGGTGTGCCCACCGCGACGACGTGGTTGAGCGCCTTCTGCCCGGGGCCGAGGCACTGGATGATCGGGCCGATGCCCTCCAGGCGCATGGCCGACGTCAGCTGCGACCAGTTGATCCAGCCCCAGTCCTTGTTGCTGTGCCCGATCGCCTTGACGTTGGGCTCGACCATGATCGCGCCGCGGAACGGCTCGGCGAAGGCCAACTCTTCGGGCGTGAAGAACACTTCGGCCGGGATCGGCTTGTAGGGCTTCCACGTCCACCGCTCCATCGTCTTGGCAAGGATGTAGGGACGCAGACCGGCCGCGTTGCGCAGCTTGCTGTAGGGCTTGCCCGCCGGCGGCTTGCTCAGGATGTAGGGCACGCCGTCGAAGACCTCGGACTTCTGGATCTTGCCCATGGCGTTGACAATCAGCACACCGTGGCCGGTCTGCTTGTGGATCTTGCGGGCCTCGCCCGAGGCCATCAGCCAGTCGCCGGCGCCCACTACGGTGTCTCCACAAGTTCCCACTGCAGGTCGAGGTCTGTGAACAGCGCCTGGGCCTGCGTGAACTGCTCCTGCCACCACTCCAGCGGCTTGATCGTGCAGTGGAGGTTGACGTCGGTGCCGGGGAAGAACTTCTTCGCTGGGCGGCAGCACACGCTGGCCCACACGCCCAGCTTCGCGTGATTGAACAGGTCGGCGATGAAGCGCGGCACCTCGTCTTCCGGGATGTGCTCCAGCACGTCCGAGCACACGACCACGTCAAAGCGCCGATCGGGCTTCTTCTCGTGCCGCTTGAAGCTGGGATCGTAGAGCGTGATGCTGCTGATCGGCAGGCCCCACGTCTTGTAGATCTTGTGCGGGCTGCGGTACGCGTCGCCAGCGCCAGCGCCGTAGTCGAGCACGGTCTGGGCGTGCAGGCGCTTGATGAACTTGCCCACCTGGTCGGCGTTGTTCAGCAGGCTGAGGCCGCGGAACTGCACGCCGGAGTCGGCCATCTCGCGGTACATCGTGAGGAGCGTCTTCACTTGACTCTCCGGTAGTTGCCCACCCACTCGCCGAAGGCGCCGTCGTAGCCCGCGTGCTCGAGGTAGAAGCCCGCGCGCTTCATGGTCTCGCCGATGTGATGCGGCTGGTTGCCCGAGCGCTCGTCGATGATCGTCGGCGCGTGCTTGGGCGGCAGCCGCAGCACGACCATCTCGCGGGCGAACTCCACGATCTCGGCGCACACGACGGTCGGGTTCTTGACCTTCTGCAGCAGCGCCAGCATCGCGATGACGTCGTAGTGGCGTCGCGGCCTCCACACGTTCGCGTCGCCGACTTCGAACGTGATGGGCAGATCGCCGCGCAGCTTGTTGCCTACGACCACGTGGCCAGGCACGATCTCGACACCGTGCACCGCGACAGCGCCGGCCTTGGCCATCTCGATGCTGATCAGACCCTCGGCGCAGCCGACGTCGAGCACGGTCTTGCCGTACACCGCACCCAGCAGCCGGTCGAGACCGTTGAGTTGCTGGTCGAGGGTGCGATCACCCGGCCGCCCGGCGGTGGAGAACCACCCCTTGCCTACTGCTTTTCCAGCCATTTCCACGCGACTCCTGTGCTGAACTCGGAAAGAGTGAACTGATTGTCCGCGAGAACGCTGGCGAACTGGTAGCGGTCCTCGTAGCTGGGCTTCGGCGGGTCGATGAACGACTCGCGCGTCAGCGGCCCGGTGAGGTGGTACGCCGCGGCCGTGGGGCCGGTGCTGATCGACGGCACGCCCTCCAGCAGTGCCGTGATGCTGGCCGACGACGAGTGCGAGATCACCAGGCGGCAGTGCGGGAGCTCGTGCTCGAGCACGACGGCGGCCTTCAGCTTGTCGCGGTTCCAGTGCCGCACGCGCACCGGCAGGTCGGGGCGATCGTAGGTGTTGATGATCGACCGCACCTCGCGCGTCCAGTCGTAATCCTTGAGGCCCAGCGTCGACTTCATGAAGTCGTCGGATTGCGGGCACAACAGCGTGTCTTCGCCGAGCGGATCGCACCACGCCCTGATCGGGACGTCGAGCCTGTCGAAGCGCTCGCCGGTACTGGACCTGCCGCGGGGGTCGACCTGCAACGCGTTCTTCGTGACGCGGAAGTAGATGCCGCGGTGCTTGTCGAAGTAGGAGTTGTCCAAATAAAAGAACGGTTCTTGTCCGGCTGCGGCCTTTGCTTTGGCCTTCTGGAAGGCCGACATCACACCTTCGGTGCCAAAGAAGACCGAGCCCTTGGCGCTCTTCGGCGCTCCTGCAGCAAACGCGTTGCAAATCAGTTTCGACTTGGCTTTCCCCGGCACGGGCCATAGCGTTAAGCCCATTTCACGGACTCCAAGTTGTCGAGGATGCGCGCAAACGGCTCACCCGTCGCGATCTCCTCGTGGTGCCACTGACCGTGAGCCATGAACCGCAACTTGGCCTCCCGAGTCTGGTGACCAAGGCCGCAGATCCAGTGCGGCGCGTGGTGCTGCACAGGGATGCCTTCGACCAGTGCGCGCACGCCCATCGCGCTCGACCAGATGTGCAACAGGCTGGCGCCCTTGAGCGCGGCCAGATCCTTCTCCAGCTTGCCCTTGTCGCCGGGGTGCGGGGCCAACCGGACCTGCAGCCCGTTGGCCTTCAGCTTCGCCGCAAACTTCTCGGCCCACCCGGGCGGGCTGGCCATCAGCGCCGAGCCGATGCCGCGCTGGGCGCGGACCACGATCGGGCCGTCGCGCAGCACCATCGGCTTGATCTCAAAGCCCAGCTTCGCGAACCGGTTCTCGATGCCCAAGGGGAACCAGCCCGAGCCGTTGTGGCCGTGCACGCTGATGGCGTAGTAAGTCTTGTCGACCGCCTGCAGGTAGCCGTTCTCCATCACGATGACGGTGCCGCCCTGCCGCTCCCAGTTGTCGGCCCATTGCTCCTCGGCGCCGCGCTTCTTGTTCCAGAGCACGAGTAAAGACTCTTTACCCTTGGGTGCCCGGTCGGTGGTCAGCGTGTAGCCGAGCCGCTGCAGGCCCTGCTCGATCGCCGCACGCCGGTAGTACGGCTCCTTGCGGACTTGGATGTTGGCGATTCTCACTTCGCGAGCTCCTGCTCCAGATCGCCCATCGGGAAACACTGCAGCGCCGACTTGGGCGTGCAGTTGATGACCTCGCACTGCGCGGCCTTGAGATCCTCGGCCAGCTTGCGGAACTTGTGGATCCACTCACCGAACTGCTGCTTCTGCACGCACGGCGCCGGGTGGTCCGGGTGCCAGTGCTTCTTGCCGCCGATCTCGCGCATGTCGTAGCCGATCAGCAGGATGCGGCGCGCGCCGAAGAGGTACGCCAGGTTGATCGCACCGTGGCCGGAGTTGCCCCCGACGTGCAGCGTGTTGCCGCGGCCCAGCCCGTCTCGAGCGGCGTGCCGCACGTACTTGAGGTTGAACTGCTCGGCCGCCGCGCGATCCTGCGTCCACACGCGGCCATTGAAGGCCGGCATGAACTCGGCCTTGTGGCACTTGAGCCAGAGGTAGTCGCAGGCATACAGCGCGTCAGCTTCGAGGAGCAAGCGGAACGTGGTGTTGATGGCGACGATCTTGACCTTCGACGTCACGGCCGCGAAGCACTGCTCGGGGGTGAGGCTGGGCCCGCTGGCAGCGATCACACAGGTGTGACCGCGCCAGTCGGGCAACGGGCTGGTGTTCACTTCCAGTAGCGCTGCACGTCGTCCCACGGGCCTGCGTACGTCACCCAAGGCACGATCTCGCCGCGCGTCGGCTGCCGTTGCTGCAGCATCACTTCAGTCGCCGTCTTGTTCGTCGACATGTTCGCGTTCAGCACCATGTCGTTGATGCCGCACTGCCGCTGAACCTGCTCGTCGTACTCCCGCATCAGATCGTCGAGCGACTTGCCCCACGAACCCCAGTCGCCGGTCACAGCGTCGCGCCGATCCGCCGCCTCGCCGAGCATCGTCTTCAGGTCGTACTCGCGCGGGAAGTCGGCCATCATGCCTGCCGGCGTGTGGTCGAACTCTTCGAACGCAGTGATCTGCTGGCCGTCCTCCATGGACTTGACCACGTGGCTTTCCAGGTCTCGGTGCACACGCGACGGCGTACCCAGCGGATAGCGCCTGCGCAGCGTGACGAAGTGCGTCGGTTCGTTCTCGACGTCCGGGATGAACTGGGCGCAGCCCAACAGATGATCACGCATTGCAGACTCCCTTCTTGGTTGCCTTGGCCGCGGTCCTCTTGACCGACGGCTTCAGCGGGCAGATGACGGGTTCGGCCGTCACACCGTCATTCAGGCGCAGCACCACGGGCGCCGGCGTCTGGGCCTTGACCACGGCCAGCACCTTGTCGAGACACTCCATCTCCGTGCGCGTGGAACTGCGCGCGTAGCTGAACATGTTCCACAGGATACCGAACGACACGCTGTCGCCCTGCGGGCACAGCCCGGCGGGCAGCGGGGCCGCGGCGACCGGCGCCGGCATCACGTAGAAGTTGCCGTCGGCCTTGTAGTCGATGCCGCCGTTGGTGGCCGCCGCGCCGGACACCGAGCCTGCCGCCGCAGCGGCCTGCGCCGTCGCGCTGACGGGCACGGCTGCCGGGGGCGTGGCAGGCGGCTGGGCAGGCGGCTTGCCCGTGGCGAAGGCCGAGGTGGTGCAGACAGCGAACAGGGCGGCGGTGAGGAGTTTCATTTCAGTTCCTTGGAGGGTTCGGTCAGTGTAGCAGATGCTGTCGCTTGCGCAAGCGCTTGGCGCCAGGCCAAGAGCAGTGTCTTGTTGTCCGCTTCCAACTCCACAATGCGCGCGGTTTGCTCCTCGGCCAGCTTGACCAGGGAGTCTTTGGACCACGAGTGAAAGTCAGCCATGTTCGTTCAGAATAGTTGGAGCAAACGCACCGAAGAAAAAGGCTTCAGCTTGCTTACGGGCTTCGGCGGCTCCCGCGAGGTCTTGGTACAGCCCAAGATGCACTTTCTTGCCGCAGAACTTGATCTGCGCGGACCATTTATCTGCACCTGCGTGCCACCAAACCCCAAGCACGCCGCTCGTGTTGTTGCGGCCGAGTCGATGCCGCCGCATCACGTTCTCTTGGTTTGCCGCGATCCGCAAGTGTTGAGGCGCGTTCGTCTTGGTCGGACAAGCGTGGTCGACCGTAAAGCCTGCGGGATCGCGGCCGGTTGAAAGGGCGAAAGCAACGCGGTGTTCGTAGTACCGAGTCTTGTCCACGATCACAACGCGGTAGCCCAAACCGCGTTCCGCGCCGGCTCGCTTTCCGGCGTGCTTCTTGTTCCACGTCATTGCGTACTTCGGGGCGGAAAAGTCACTTGCCGGGCGAGAGCGCCAATAGAGATGACCGGTCAGCACGTCAAGGCGAAGGCGCCGCTTCAGGTACTTGATCGGCGGGAGCGGACGATGCTCGTTCGTTTTCATGGTACCTCTTGAGTGCGTCTAGCAGAACCTCTTGCACTTCGCGCTTGTTTTGCAAGCGGTCTAGCATCATCTCGTCAACGGTATCGCGGGCAAGAATGTAGTGCACGAACACTGGGCGGTCGTAGCCTGACTGCTTCTGCCGCACCGGGCCGATGCGTTCAACGATCTGCATGTGTTCTTCAAGGTTCCAGTTTAACGCAAAGAAGGCCAAAATGTTGCCTCCGTGCTGAAGACTGAGACCGTGCCCTGCAGATGCGGGGTGCGCAAACAGGACCGGCACTTTGCCGGCGTTCCAGTCTTCGATCGTCTTTGGGTTAGCGTCTAGCGCGCGGCCTTGTGGAAAGCGGCTCAACAGCCGGGCAAGGTCTGACTTGAAGTTGTACGCCACAAGAACAGGAACGCCAGCGGCCTCTTCAATGATGGAGTCAAGCGCATCCAGTTTTTCGTCGTGGAGCACTTCCCACTTAGTGTTGCTGCCCTCAAGGTACGGCGCACCTCCGGCGATCTGGGCGCATTTGATCGTCTTAGCCGCCGCGCCAAACGCTTCGATCTCGTGCTCGCCCAGCCGCGTGAACATTTCGCGCTCCATGTCACGATAGTGCTTGCGGGCCTTCGGCGGCAGATCGACGTAGACGTGATTGACGATCGGCTCCGCAATGTCAAACCAGTCCGAGACCTTCAGGGTAAAGCACACATCGGCGATCTTGTCGTGGATCTCTTGTTGCGCAAAAGGGAACGCGACGCGCTTGACGAACGCCTTGTTCGCCGTGGCCGCTTGCACGTTGCGTTGGAAGCCGAACCACCGGTCCTGAAAATCGGAGAAAGTGCGGCCGAGGCGAACACCTTGGTCAATGAACCACAGAATTGCCCACAGATCCTGCAGTCCGTTGGCCGCGGGAGTGCCGGTCAAGAGAACAAACCTCTTCACCTTTGAGTGGATGACTTTCGACAGGGCACGAGCGCGCTTGGTACCTTGGCGAAGACGAAAGCCCTTGAGGCGCATCCCTTCGTCAGCTACGACAACGTCGAAGAACCACGCGTCCCCCAACGCTTCGACCAACCACACAAGGTTGTCGTAGTTGATGCAATAGATGTCAGCGTCTTGGGCTAAAGCCGTGGCTCGATCTTGAGGGCTCCCTAGAACGACTGAGACCCTCAAGTGAGCAAAGTTAGCCCACTGCTTGACTTCGCCGGGCCAGGTTGACAGAGCAACTCTCTTCGGCGCAACGATCAACACCTTACGGGCCATACCGGCGAGCAGCCACGTGTCTATCAACCACAGGAGCACTGACGATTTCCCGAACCCCATGGGGACAAACAACGCGCACCGTTTGACACGCATGGCGAAGTCGTACATGAGCGGCTGGTAAGGCCGCGGTGCCCACCAGGTGCTCACAACGGCGGCAACCACTCGTCCAGCTGCGCCTCGGTGCTGATCACCAGCACGACGCAACCCGCGGCCCGCATGCGCTCGTGCTCTCGGGCCTGCGCCTCAGTAGGGCCTTTCTTCGGGGCCTTGGTCTCGACGAAAGGGTGCAGATCTTGGTACCAACCCTTTTCCTGGTTGCTGAACCGCGACCCCTCAGGAAACAGACACAGCACGTCCGGCGCGTTCCGTCGGCCCAGCCAACTGACAGCGCGGATCTCGCCGCCGTAGGCCTGGACTCGTGCCTTGAGTTTCTTGCGCAGATCGCCTTCAGCTGCCATTCCAGATGCCTCTCGGTTTCTCGAGGATCGACCGCAGCGAGTTGTCCACGCGGTCGATCAGTTCAAAGTGGTCGGGGTTCACGCACAGCGGGTTGCCGCACAGGTGCTCGACGGTCTCGTGCTCGGGGTCCAGCGCGCGGCCTTCGGTCACCTCGGCCATGGCGCGGTGCGCGCGCAGCGACACGTGCCTCCCTTCGATGCGCACGTTGACCTTGCCGTAGGGCCAGCGCTTGCCGTCGGTCTTGCCTGTCCAGAGCCAGCAGCCGCACTCGTTCTGGTCGTCGGGCTTCTCGCTGTTCGCGACCAGCCTCTCATACATGCTGGCGTAGATCTTAGCCATCGCGTTCCACCCATGCATAGATCTGCGGCGCGCGGCCGCCCTTGCCCTTGGGGCGGGGCCTCGTGCCGGCCGGCTTCACCAAGCCCTCGTCCCGCAGCGCCGCGACAACGCGGGCGACGGTATCGAAGCGGGCTTCCATCAGGTCCGCGATCTCGGACACGGTGCGCGGAGCCCTCCAGAGCAAGCCGACGACGTCAGTGAAGTGCCGGATGTGCTTGCCGTTGGAGTACTTCGTCTCGACCCTCATTCCGGCACCACACCGAAGTCGTCGCCGCTGGGCCCCGGGCACACGTGCTTGCGGCTGTTGGACGCGTTGAACAGCGCGCGGGTCTTGCTGCCGTCCTGGCTGTAGTGGTCGCCCCAGTACACCGCGGCTTTGCAGTCACGGCACGTGATGAAGTCCTGTTCCTCGTCATCGCGTTCGAAGATCTGCTTGGCCGGGTTGAAGTGTCTGCTCATTTACGGTATCTCCTTACTTCGGAGCCTTCGGCTGCCAAAGGCAGGCCTTCAGCCCAACTCGGGTTTGTAGCAAGCAGTCTCGCGACTTCCTCGCCAGAATACTCGTCCGTGTCTGGGGTCTCGCAGATCGCCTCGTCATGGACGTGCATCACCACGGGGTACCCGGCGGCCTCGCAACGCTTGAGGCCCTCAGCAAACACATCTCTTGCGGTTGCCTGGACAACGTTTTCCGTGAGCCGGCCGCCGAATGTACGGATGCGGGTCCAGGCCCGCGTGTACTGGTGCATGCCCATGAAGCTCAGACCACCGAGAGGGTTTTCTACGGCCCTCCCTGAGTCAGCGTCGAAAATCTGCTTCGGCTCCCACTTCGGGGCCGGGTAACAGAGCACACGTCCGCTGGGCAGCCGAATGCGAAGCCACTGCCCGTCGCGTCTCAGCTTGAGGGCCCGATGGTTGTACGTTACGCCCGGGTTGCGAACAGCATCAACGGCCGCGTCTTCCAAGGCATACCAGAAAGCCACGATGTTTGAGTTGGCGCTCCGCCAGGCTCGCACGATCTCTAGGATGCGATCTTCCTCAAGGTTGACACCGTAGAGCTTCGCCATGCTGCCGAAGGCACCGACAGCCCCTTGGAAGCCACACGCCAATTCTTGGACCTTCCCGATCAGACGCATCGTGCCACCGGCTTCTTCGTCGGCGAGCACCTCTTCGACGGGCACGCCGAACGATCGCGCGTAGCCTTCGACGTAGAGGTCGTCTCCGTTCGCGAAGGCCTTGACTTTCCAGTCCTCACCAGCGAGCCATGCAAGGACGCGGCCCTCGATGTTGGACAAGTCAGCGCGACACAGCTTCTTGCCAAGCGGGGCGATCAAAGCGCCCCGCACTGTGGAACCTATGACTTCCATGAGATTGCCGAAGATCAGGTCCGCCGACTCGTCCCGGATAGCCTCTACCGCGAGGTCGTATAGGCCCTTGAGATACTTCGGCACACGGCTGAGGTTCTGCAACTGCACCAAGCGGCCGGCCCAACGATTCGTGCGACCGGCGCCGCCGAACTGAAGCGTCCCACGCAGGCGGCCGTCGCTCGACGTGCACTCGATAAACTTCTTGTACTTGCTGACGCTAGTGCTGCTGGCCTGAAGGCGGATGGCAAGCAGCTCGCGCACCGGCTCCGGCAACTCCGGGTCGTCCATGCGTCGCTCGAGCGTTCCGGCCTGAAGGTCCGGCAGGTCGACGCCGTGCTGGGCGAGGATGTGCTTGAGGAGCACGTCTCGCTGCGTCGTCGACAGCACATCCCCGTCCGTCATCTCGACCGTGCGGTCGGAGAGCCGAGCCTTCTCTTCATCGGCCATCTTGACGGCCGCAGCGCAGAACTCGAGATCGACTGCGATACCGCGCTCGTTGATGACGCGATCCAACTGCCACATCGCGAGCTCGCTGGGCGTGAGGTTCCACTTCGGCAGCTTCTCGATGCACGCGCGCATGGCCACGATGTCCCCACCAGCGTAGTCGAGGAACTCCTGCCACTTCTCGGGATGTGTCAGCCGCGTGGCGCGCGGACGCTTGACGTTGGCAGGGGGTGGCATGCAGAAGAGGCGCACGAGTTCCTTGCCTGCCTTGATCTTTCGCTTGTCGGACGCCACGTCGAGGGCCGCGCACAGCGACTCGAGGGAGCCGGGCATCGAGTGCATGTACGCGAGGCACATCGAGCATCGCCACCGCTCGAGAGGGATGTCGATGCCGAGCGACGCCTTGAGGACCGTGCGATCGAAGCCTACGTTGTGCGCCCAGACTTCGACCGTTTCATCGGCCAGTGCGAGAGCGAGCACGACAGGCATGTTCTTGTCGGCCGTCACGTCCCACACGTGCACCGGTCCGTCGTCGAAGGCGTAGGAGACGATCATCACCTCCACGGCTTCGCTGTACTTGTGCACACCGTGCTTAAGCGGGATCGGAGAGTAGGTCTCGGTGTCAAGGTAGAGGATGTCAGGCATTTTGGTGAGGGTGCTTGGGTCGCTTGTCCAAGTTGAGTAGTGCCCCGGGGCCTTTATACGGCGCTGTCCCCCGGTATCCCGTTCCGCCGGTCCTTTGCGGGTGCTCCGACTCCACACGCTCAGTGGCTTTCTTCCTCGCTAGAGGACACCCTCACCAAAATGCCCCGCCGCAGCGGGGCACCCGATCACGACAGATCGTCGGCATGAGCGCCGTCGGCGATCTCGCCGAAGTCGTCGGCGTTCGGGGCTGCGCCGCCACCGAAGGCGTCACCGTCGCGCACGCGCTGGATGCCCAGCAGCGTGGCGCGCAAGCCCTTGCCGGCCTTGTTGTCCTGCGCCCAGATCTCGACCTGCATGTTGACGTAGCAGCCCGAGTAGACCCGGCCGGCCTTGCCCTCGTAGATCTCGTTGTTGGCCTTGTAGATCGGCGACTTGTCGTTGTCGAAGACGATCGGCCGGCCCTTGTCCTCGGGACGGTGCGCGGTGAGCGCCCAGTGCCCCTGGTAGCCGTCGTACT